GAGCTTGCCGCTTTGCTGGAGTAACCCGAGCTTGCCGCTGTGCTGTAGTTACCCGAGCTTGCCGCTGTGCTGGAGTAACCCGAGCTTGCCGCTTTGCTGGAGTTACCAGAGCTTGCCGCTGTGCTGTAGTTACCAGAGCTTGCCGCTTTGCTGGAGTAACCCGAGCTTGCCACTTTGCTGTAGTCACCAGAGCTTGCCGCTGTGCTGGAGTCACCCGAGCTTGCCGCTGTGCTGTAGTTACCCGAGCTTGCCGCTTTGCTGGAGTTACCAGAGCTTGCCGCTTTGCTGAGGTCACCCTCTGCTTTATTTTGTTTTTCTGTCTGTTTATAAAACTCATCAAAATCAGTTGTCGCCAATTTCATTAAATCTTTTATGTCTTGTGTAAAAATATCAGTCATTTCATTCTCCTATTTAAGTCTAGCAATTTCAATCGGCTCAACACTCAACGCATTGGCTTGTTTGTATAAAAAGTAATTAGCTGTTAGGCTGGCTGATAGGATAACCAGCAGGGCGGTGATTAAGAATTGTTTCATTTTATTTTCCTAAGCAAAAGTTGATAAATGTTTAAAGGCGGAACGCTTTGTTGCAAACGATTTAATAAATGACATATTGCAAGAAGCCATTAAATCCCATACGCCTTCATTTTTTACAATATCATATTCTGCGCCATCATGTGCAATCACTGTAATGATTGTATCTGATGTAAATTTTGTTGTTCTTACTGATTTCATTTTATTTCCCTTTGTTCGTGTTCAATGTAGATACCTTACCTGAATGATTTAGGCATTGCAAGGAGTAAAATGCAAAAAAATGAAAATAATTTAAATTAATAAATTATCTTCCTGTATATATGCTTTCGCATGATGCGCCTTTTCGTTCTATAATCCACAAAATCATAATTAGAAATTTACTAAGCAAATAAATTTGACCGCTTGAAAAAACTTCTTTATCATTAATTATTTGAAACGCTACATTTTCATGTATTCCTCTTGTTACTGGGAATTTGTAGCTTACTATATCGTCAATAGATTCTACGTTAGCCGTGTATTTATTTAACGGCCTAACTCTGTCAATCATTCTTTTATTTACTTCTTCTAGTTGCATCATTTCATCCTCGCTTGGTTGTGGGGGTTAAGTGGATTTTATATCGATATCAATGTAGTTTTTAATTTCCGTTTCTATTTTATCGCCAAATTTGACGTCAATAATACGCCAAAACTTGCCGTCTTTTTTCGCTAAAATCTCACTTGGAGCAGGCCAATTATAAATTAAAGCATCATCAACTATCTTTGGAACATCACCATGCGGAAAACGCTTAAAAAACCACTTAATAGCCTGTTTGTAAGCATAAAATCGCTTATCATCTTCTCCATATTTATGGTGTTCAAAGCAAACCCATTCTTTAATAGTTCCTTTCATTGTGCCATAGGTCACGCATAACGATGGTATCGAATCAGGCGCATTTACCTTGACGTGCTTATTCATGTGCATCGTCATAACAGGCAACCATTCTGGCTCAATATCCAATGTGGTTACAATCGCGCTAGATGCGCCATCACTTATATTTGCGGCGATAAAACTATAAGAGCATGAGTAACAATATCTCTGACTTGCTGCGCATTCAACGCCGCATGCAGGGCATATCTTTATAATTGCCTCACCCTTTTCATCTGTTTCAGCTTTTACTCCGCTATTTTTCTTGCGAATATCAAGCGCATCAATCGCTCCCAATTCGTTGACAACGCCACCAAAGTCAACAACCATACAATCTTTTTTATTGCTATTGGCAATTGCCGCAAGCCTTCCATCTTGTGTGTTAAGATCATAGTCGTCAGCATATACAACCCGAACACCACGCCCTACGCATTGGATGTATAAAACTGGCGAACGTGTCGGACGCATAAAACATAGACAATCAATATCAGGAACATTAAAACCAGTTGTAAGAACTGCAACATTCACCAAATATTTAAACTTGCCAGCACGATAATCCGCAATAATTCTGGCGCGTTCTTCTGGCGGCGTGTCTCCTGTAATAAGTTCAGCAGATTGCCCGTATTCTCTTAAACAATCACGGACGTGTTCACAGTGCAAAATACCCGCCGTGAATACAAGTACCTTATGCCTATCTTTCGCATGGAATAATAATTCTTCAACACAAGCGCGAGTGACTTCATCAACGTCAATTTTCTTCTCAAGTTGCCCTGCAATATAATCGCCGTTTCTCGTTTTCACACCCGAAACATCCATCGTATACGCAACCTTTGGCGTTACGGGCTTTGTCCAGAACCCCTGCTCAATCATATAAGTCATAGAAATTTCATAGGCTATATCCGTAAATAAAGCCCCTTCACCTTCTTCAAGGCGGCCTGTATCACTTCTAAATGGCGTTCCAGTTAATCCAATAACCTTACAATTCGGATTGATTGCCAAAACGCTATCAATAAATTGACGATATTGAGTTTGGTCATTGTGACTAATCAAGTGAGCCTCATCAATAATAATAATTTCAGGGCAACGATTAAATGCCGAAATCTTATTATGCACCGATTGAATACTGGCAAAGGTAACATCATTATGCAATCGCTTTTGTCCAAGTCCTGCACAATAAAAACCCATATCAACAGTTGGATATTGATCTCTCAATTCTTCTGCATTTTGTTGCAACAATTCCTTGACGTGTGTCAACATAACAATTCGCGTTCGCGGAAAGTCAGAATGAACGCGCCTTATAAATTCCGCAATAATCAAGCTCTTTCCTGCCCCCACTGGCGCGACAACGAGCGGTTGACCTTGCTTTGTATATAGGAACTTAAAAAGGCTTGTTAGACACGCTTCTTGGTAGGGTCGAAGTATTTTGGGCATTGTGGCATATCTCTCTAAAAGGGCAAAATCTACAAAGGAAAAAGTCTGGTTTATCGTTTATTTTTGGCGGAGCATCTCGCGCCTCTATAATTTTTACGGCTCTATCAATATAATATGCCGCATCCTCTGGGCTGTATTCTGTCCGACAACTATCATAGTCACGCGCCCCCGCATAAGACACCGTCATATAATGGCGATTAATCTGGGCAAAGTGCATATTAATTTGGGATTGTCCGTAATATTTCTTATCCCAATTTTTAAGTGTAAATTTCTCACCAAATTTATTCTTGCAATTTTTAAACTCTGAAAACATCTTATGGTTTTTGTCTTTATGCTCCCAAACGTGCAAAGATTTCGGAGCTTGCAATAGTCCGCGAATAATACCATCATAATGACCCTTCATTTTGCCATCAAGATATGACCATCCATATTGTTCTCCGTCATCATCATGCGTCCATAATTTTATCCCATCAATCGCACGCAATCTTTTTGCCGTTATATCTTCCGCATAATATCCGCTATCAGCCGCCATCAACCCAATTGCACTAATCGGTTCTGCATCATATCCATGATATTGATACCATATGCGGCGGGCGCAATCTTCACCGACTAATGAAGCCCCTAAATAATCACGTTTTTCCCGCGATTGATTTAATTCAACCGCACGTTTAAGCGCATCAAGTGTTGGGTCGCTTATATCTGGTATTTTTGCCATTTTAATCTCCTTAATCCATAGGCCGATAGTCTGGCCTATGTGTTAAAAATATTACTTAGCCCATGGGGGTGTTGACGGTGTATTGTTTTGCGCAGGTTGCCCGCTTCCAAATGGAGAAGCTTGTACTGGCGCGGTAAACCCACCAACTCCACCAATGGCGGGTGACTTGTGATATGCCTTAATCTCGCTTTTCTCCTTACCCTTAACAACTTCCCCTTTATCATTCGTCCAATCATCGCCTTGAGCCGTTTTAGTCTCAAGGATGAATGGCTTATTATGAAGTTCGGAACTATCGCGAGGCGTCATCGTCATGTTAACCGCCTCGCTAATACGCGCCAAAGTCTTATAAGCGATCTCAACTGCTTTCTGATTTTGATTAATAATATTCAGACGTTCAATAAACTCAGTATCTTGGAATTGGCCTTGCGTAATTACAATTTTCAATTCCAAATATTGCCCATTTTTATCGCGGGTATCCTTAAACGCGCTATCAATAATAATCGCGCTATATTTTCCCGCTGGAATATTAACGGTTTTTCCTCCTGTATCAGGAAGGTCTGCTGTATTATACTGCTGTGGTAGTTGTGCCATCTTATTCTCCTATGGTGTTAGATGGTTGGTTGATAATTTTTTTATAGATTGCGCCCAAGTCTGGTTGCTCTACCATATCAAGGCATCCTGATCGGTCTTTAGCTTCATATTGAGCGTCTCTATGGGTTTGGAGGGCAAAATGTTCAATGCCCTCTGCATCTTTCCATGTGTGAGCGGCAAATACCAAATCAAATAGATATGGCATAGCCTGTCCAATTTTCTGACCAGGGGCAGACGGACTATAAAGCATTGCTCCCGTAGCCTCGTCTTTGACCTTTTCTTGTTTTGCGGAAAAATACACGTTTTTGGGCAGGTCACGGAAAGAGCGCATAAGCCCCATCATAATCTCTTGCAATTCTCCGTATGCCTTGCGCGGGTCATTTGTCTTTTTCTTTTCAGCCGCTAAAACAACCTCGGCAATCTCTGAAATACTGTCAAGGCAAACCCAATCATATTTGGTGTCCGTTAGCAAAAACTCATAAGCTTTTCGTAAATCTTCCATTGTCTTAATCTGGATAAAATCAACTTTCTTATTCCGTAATGAAAGCAATCCGCTTTCAACGGATAGGATTAATGCCGTTCCGCCCGTGGTAGCGCATAATCGAGTTTTCCCACTTCCTGCCGCGCCATGTACAAGAACTTTAATATAAGTGACTTCAACGTCACTCGTGTTTTCAATTTTTAAATCATTCATAATTTAAATTTCCTTTTTCTCAAATGTGATTTTAGGTCTGCTCGGCTCAACCGTTCGAGCTGGCTCGAAGGCTTGACGAATATTTGAAGGCCAATTTTTATATGCTGCTTCCGCGACATCATATTTAACCTTGATATACTCTCTCGGTTCATCACCAGATTGTTCAATCTTGTCGAATAAAATGGCTAACTTTTCTTGATCGTATTTAACATCTTTTGAAATAACAACCTTTACTCTGTACGCATCAGTATCAATCGTTGCAGTTCCACAACCATAATCCTTATCGGATAATTGTGAGCAAACATTATCAGCAACACTTTCTGCAAGCGTTGCCTCCAGTTGTGTCTTTTCTCGTTTTAATTTATCTAGTTGAATATTCACGGCTTCGATTGAGCCTAATAGATTATCTAAGTTATTAGTCATTTAATTCGCGCTCCTTTGTCGCTTGTTTTTAACTATAAGATATAGTATAGTGCGAACATATCACACCAATTAAAAGGATGTCAACATGGTAAAATTAAAAAATGAAAAATTTGTGAAGAAGTCATTTAGTATGCCTTCATCAATATATAACAAGCTTTTAAAGCTAGCGAAAAAGGAAGGGCGAAGCGCGTCTAATATGGTTTCGGAAATTATAAAAATGGCGGGGTTGCAATAATGGACACAAACGAAAAACAAGCATATTTGCACGGCGGGCGTATGGCTGGGGAATATCTCGAGAGTATTCAGATGTATAATATGCACGGAATGACGCCTAAAGAATGGCTAACATTCTTGGAATGCGTATGTAGGAATTACCACAACGAATTTATTCGTTTGGAATCTCTATCTCAATCTCAACTCGAGGATTAACTTTATCAATCCCCATTGGTATTAGACGCATGGCTTTTATATTTTGCCATGCGTCATTTTTTATTATTTTCTTGGAAACAAGCCAGTCAGTAGTGCATTTCTCCAAATTCGCGCTATCGCGTTCGCGGTTGTCTGGAAACCATAATTTATACGTAAGATAAACACCGTCATACATGGCGGGATCATAATCGAATGCTTCGCAAGCTGAAAGCCATATCTTATATTTTTTTGACTTAAATCTTTTCTGCCCTGACCCGCCAGCGTACAAATAATTGACGGATACGGGGAATGGCAGGATGTAGGATTTAATCAATCTGCCCTCGCATAGAACATGGTGGCGGTTCTTCCTGTTGTCTGCACAGCTTCGCGGAATATTAACTCGGCCTCTTCTAGTGCATCAAGAACCTCCTTACGCTCTTTGGGAGTCCACTTGGCAAACGGTTGCCGCTTGTTCATATCTTTAAGCGATATTCCCTTTGTGCTATATCTTCTCAATGTAGCAAGGGCATCTTTTTTCTTACCTTCAAATTCAGAACCAGAAACGGAATGTTTAAACTCATTTAAAACTCTATCCATTGCATTTTTTATATATCTAAACGCAAAATCCATATCATCAATATCAACAATATCGGAATTTATATTTTTTGATAATGCGGAAATAAGGGCAAGGCGCAAGACAAACTCATGAGCGCGGTTATTAACATCGTCCATTTTCATCTCTTCAAGGGCATTCGCCTGATTGATAAAATAGGTTGCTGCATCTTGGTATGCCTGCCATGCATCTTCTGTTATCTGCAACGTCTCAATATGCGGTGTATCAGTTGAAACGTCAGGCGATAAATCAGATTTACCTCTTAAGATAGCGTTGTTAATCCATGATATGATGGATTCTGGAACGTCAATATTAGCAACTCGCTTTCTGATTTCGCGCTTGGCATCGGAGACATGAATTATAAACCTTCCGATAAAACCATCCATAATAGCTTTATGGTCTATACTTTCAAAAAAAGTGGATGGGGTGGACATGGCAAGAATTGTGATTGCGGGGTTTTCGATTGCCTTGCGTAACTCGTTTGCCTTATCCTTTGCTACTCCCATTGTTGAATAGTTGCGTGGGCGCAATACAGAGTGACACGCGCCTATAGCTTCCATCAACTTTGAATTTGCGCCAGAGAAATTGGCATCCCCTGAATTTTTAGCAGCTTGTATATTACGCCCAAATTCATCACATATCGAAATATGACGTGGCTTATCAAGTGCAGAAGAAACAACAGCTCCTTCAGACGTGTATCCAGAGCCGCCCATTAGATTAGTCTGATTTGCCGCCTTTAATATCTTATGAATAACTGTTTTCGCATGCTCTTTCCCTGTTGCCGACTTTCCAATATTGAGCAAATAAAGGGATGTGAAATTTCCGTTGTCCGTTTGAAAGCGGCGGCCAAGAATGACACTTGCAAGAGCAATCGCGGTTTGGATTGCAAACCCTTTTTGGTCATTCCCGCTTGTCGCATTGTAATAATCATAACAATCTCGCAAAAATCCGTTTGGGGGAATTATTAAGTTGTTATTATAATTATCTTTATTTTCCACTGGTGAATAATAAACTTTATGTTCTGGAAATATGATTGATTTTACGCTATCAAGGCCATTTTCGGCATGTTGGTCATTAAAGTCTTTTGGGGTTGTAGGTGACACTACACGGCATCCGAATGCTTCGCCAGCCTGTGTAGCGGCATTCAATCCTGTATTTATCTTATTGGCAGAGTTATCGTCGGCGCAGATAACAATATCGGCATTAGGGTGTTTACGCTTGGCAATCCCGACTACTTCATACAAGTTCGATGCGCTCATGGCACAATATACGCTTGCGCCAGTGGCTTCATTTATGCTCTTACCTGTTGCCATACCCTCGCAGATACACACCCTATCAGGTGATCCAGAAATCAGGAAAAAGCCGCCCTTCATCTTACCGCCCGTCCTGTTTTTCTTCATTCCATCGGGCATGATTGATTGGGTGGATATAATCTTCATATCTTCATTCAATATGGGGATAATCAACCTATCACCGCTAATTCGTACTCCATTAGGGGCGTTTACCATCTTCTTAACCAAATAAGGGTGATTATCTGGCGCGGGTTGAATTGAGTTATACAATTCTGCCGCCGCAATCGCGGCCTCATCATTTACTCTTGATAATTCCGCTTCACGAGCATTCTTTGCCCGTTCAAGTTCTTCGCGGTATTTTATACCCTCATCAAAGGACATAACCCCTTGAGATTTACTAGACCATGTTATTTTCTCACCACTCCTCCAAGAGCCGTAAACCCCAATTCCAATAATATAATTTGAAAATTCAATTTCATTGTAAAAATACCATCCTGTTTTTTGGTGGTGTTTATCAATTGGGTCTTGAATGCGGATGATTTTATTGAGGATGATTTGCCCATCAACGATATAGCCAGCATTTAATAATTCATTATAGAAATCGGCGCGCGGGTCATCGGATGATTGCCCACTTGATTTTAAGGATGCTCTTGCAGCTTCAAGTCCCACTGAAAATTTTGAAAGGTCTGCCATAATTTATTTCCTCATGTTTTATCCTCATGAATTAAAATGGTTGCCGCCCAGCATGAGGTCTGGCAAGTGGGGAGCTACCCCAACGGCAAAATCATCGTATAAAATAAAATCGTTAAAATCAATAGGTGATTGAAAAAATATAACTCATGACCTTATCTGCCCCTGAAAAGGAACTATCTACCCCTTGGATACCCTTAAGTTTTACATAAGAGCTACTCTAAGTATATGATATATAATGATTATTATTATTTATTAGTTAATACTACCTTAATTCTTATACCTACACACTTTTCTAATTTTTATAGACTCTCTATATATAGAACTCTCTTTTTATGTATATTTATAGGGGTGGGAGTGTAACTTGCAGAGTGTACCCCCAAAAATCTACCCGTATGGGTAAAAAAATTGCATTTTATTTAATTAAATCAATTATTTACAGCGAAATGAACTAAGGGGGTGTCTGCATGACCTTAATGGGAAAAACCGCAGATTTCTGCGGGTTACAGAGTTTTGACGTTTACCCTTCCTTCCTTCATAAGGGAATGGATTGTAATAATCAAATTGGAAAATAGATATAATTTGACATCTCACCTCGTTTTAAGCGATAGTTTGGATGTAGGTTGACACCCATCCCTATTTCAAGTTATAATCAGGAAATTTTACAAAAGGATAAATCATGGGATGCGGAACTAAAAAATCTACAGGCAAGAAACCGGTGAAGAAATAGGCCGCATTTGCGATTAGAAGGCCGCCTGATGTGGTCTAGTAAATTTTGGTACATGGATAAGGTTAAGAGGTAAAACAAGCGTATGGGTGACGTAGGAAGACCAACTGTTATGACTCCTGAAATATTGGCTAAGTTAGAACACGCTTTTTCAATAGGCGCAACTGACTTAGAGGCTTGTTTTTTTGCAGGAATTGGTAAAACAACATTATATGAATATCAGGAAAAAAATCCTGAATTTGCGGAGCGTAAAGAAGCTCTAAAAGATAAACTTGTTTTAAAATCACGTCATGTGGTTGCTGAAGCCTTAGACAATGGCGACAAACAAACCGCGCAATGGTATCTTGAGCGCAAGAAAAAAGATGAGTTTTCCGTTAAGACGCAGACAGATATGCAATCCCTCGACAAAAACGGACAGCCGACTGACCCGAATATTCAAGAAGTTAGGATTAGTTTAATTGATACTCGACCTAGCGATACCGAGAGCGTATAAAGACCTTTTCACACCATCACGGTTTAAGGTTTATTATGGTGGGCGCGGCGGCGGTAAATCTGTTGCTGTTGCTTTGGCGTTACTTGGCATTGGAATTCAAAAAAAAACCCGTGTACTATGTACTCGTGAATTACAGACATCTATTCAAGATAGTGTTCATAGGCTTTTATCAGATATTATCCGTGATAAAAAACTAGAGAACGAATATGAAATACTTCAAACAACAATTAGACATAGGCGTAACGGCACTGAATTTCTATTCAAGGGCTTAAAGCATAATATTACTGAAATCAAAGGCTTTGAGGGTATTGATATAGTTTGGTGTGAAGAAGCAGAAAATATTAGTGACCGTTCATGGGAAGTTTTAATCCCTACTATTCGTAAGGAAAGTTCTGAAATATGGGTTGTTTTCAACCCTAGAAACGCAAATGACCCGACATATCAAAGGTTTATTGCAAATTGCAGAGATGATGCAATAGTTCGAAAAGTATCATGGCGAGATAATCCGTTTTTTCCAGCGACACTTCGTAAAGAAATGGAAATACTGAAAGCGGTTGACCCTGAAAGCTATAACCACGTTTACGAAGGCGAATTAGATACTCGCCGCTCTGGTGCTATTTATGCCAAGTTGATTGATGCGGCAAGAAAAGATAACAGGATAACCCGCGTTCCTTATGACCCGTCATGCGAAGTATTTACGGCATGGGATTTGGGTTTTGGTGATGCAACATCAATCTGGTGGCTTCAATTTGTAGGCCGTGAATTAAGATGGTTAGAATGTTACGAGAATAGCGGAGAGCAATTAGACCATTATGTGCAGATAATCAAGTCAAAGAATTACAATTACATGGATGAAGGGCATTTTTTACCACATGACGGCGCGGCGGGGAATATTCGCGGCGGATCTGTATCTAACCAGCTTTATGACATGGGCATTAAAAACAGGGTATTGCAACGTGACACGGATATTAATGCAGGAATTGAGGTTCTTAGGCAGACACTACAATTTAGTGTATTTGACGCGGATAAATGCAAAGAAGGCCTAAGAGCTTTAGAAAATTACAAATACGAATGGAATGAAGACCTAGGGCGGTTTAAAGACAAGCCGTTGCATGATTGGTCGTCAAATTATTCAGACGCGGCTAGATACGCAGGAAAAGCGGCGTCACTCATTAAAAACACGTTTGAGCAAGAGCCTATTAGAAAAGAAAGACAATATTATTCATCTAGCGGGTGGATGGGATAAATTAACCTATTGACAATAAGGCAAAGAATTTGCTAATATTTGCGTACTTGGGCTTCGACCCCTGCACATCATTGAAAATAATGAAAACTCTTTAAGGGTCGTGCAGTGCTATCAGAAGACGAAAAACCAGAAAAAGAAAACGATGATGTTAAGTTAACCGATGATGAAATAATCACGGAAGCTAAAGAGCGTTTTAATCTGTGTAAAGATTACTATTCAATTGAATACAAGCGCGGAGAAGAAGACCTTAATTTTCTTATGGGTGATGCGCAATGGCCTGAGCAAATTAGAGCGCAAAGATTAAGAGAAGGCCGCCCTTGTTTAACTGAAAACAGGCTTTTGGCGCACGTTCACCAAGTTATTAATAATATTCGTCAATCTCGCCCTGCAATCTCTGTTAATCCTGTTGATGATAAAGCTGATATTGATACGGCTAATATCCTAAAAGGATTGGTTCGTAATACCGAGTATGTATCAGGCGCGGATAATGTTTACGACACGGCCGCATGGAATGCTTTGACCACTGGTTATGGCTATGTTCGTATTAATACCAAGTTTGCGGATTACAAATCATTTAACAAAGAGGTTGAGCTTTTAAGGGTTTTAAATCCTTTCTCTGTTTATATTGACAAAGACAGTAAAGAGCTAGATGGCTCTGATGCTGAATATGCTTTTGTATATGATGATATACCTCGTGTTAATTTTGTTAAGCAATATCCTGATGCAGATCCGTGCGGATTTGACAAATCAGATGATTGGAATACTGATGATACTGTTCGTATTGTTGAGTATTTCTATAAATCATACAAATCAATAAATATTTATTTAATGCCTGATGGCACAGTTTTAGAAGAAGGCGAAGGCGATGCAACTGGTTACGTTGATAAGCGCGAAACTTTAGACTGTGATATTAAATGGTGCAAAATGACCTCTAAAGAAATTTTAGAGCGCACCGATTGGGAAGGAAAATACATCCCGATTATTCCTGTTTACGGCGAAGAAGTTTGGCAGGATGGTAAAAGAAAATCATATTCTTTAATCACTCAAGCTAAAGACGCGCAACAAAGATATAACTATTGGTTGACCGCTTCAACAGAGATTATTGCATTACAACCTAAAACGCCGTTTGTTGGATTTGTAGGGCAGTTTAAAACATCAATGGCAAAATGGAATAGCGCAAACAATGCTAACCATGCGTTTATTGAGGCTGATATCGTTTATGATAAAAATGGCAATCCAGTTCAAACATTGCCACAACGTCAACAACCCCCTACAGGCTCTCCAGCAATGTTCCAAGAGATGATGGCGGCGGCTGATGGCATTAAAGCTACTCTTGGTATGTTCAACCCTTCGCTTGGTCAAGAAAGCTCTGCAAAATCTGGCAAAGCTATTCTTGCACAACAAGCGCAAGGTGATAATGCAACATTCCATTTTGTTGACAATCTTCAAACTTCAATCCGTCATATTGGGCGTTGTTTAGTTGACCTCTATCCTAAGATTATGAACAAAGCTATGATTGCCCGTATTCTTGGTGACGAGGATACTCCTAAACTTGTGCCAATTAATCAAGGTGTGATTAAAAAAGGTAAAGATTATTTCCCTATTGGTAAAGAAGAAGGCGAGACAAAATATATAGACCTTAATCAAGGTAAATACGATGTTGTTTGTTCTGTTGGCTCCTCATTTCAAACTAAGCGTCAAGAGATGGTTGCGGTTATGCAAGAGCTATATAGAGCTATGCCACAATCCGCAAGTGTAACGGCTGATATATTCTTTAAAAATATGGATATTCCAGAAGCAGAATTGCTATC